ATATCTAAAACTGCTCTAGTCTTAGAAAATGGATTATCACCCCCACCTAGATAGGTTTGGCTAACAACATTTGTACGAATTGCCCCAGGGACTGAGTATGTCATCTAACCTTAATACCGTTTAACATTGCTAACAGTCTAAATGACTCAATAGATCCTGTAACCTGTCTGTCCAAGGGTTTCTGGTTTGGCTAAATTAAATTGTTGTAAACATAAGTACCCGAAAGCATCAAAAGCGTGATCAACACCAAGATTTTTATTCGGTAAACCTGTATTTGGGGCATAAGTTAAAGTCCTTAACGATTTAATTAATTCCTTACAACGAGGATGAATAAATGTCCTCCTAACACTATTTGCATCATATAAAGCAGTATTAACAGCAGTAATTTTATCCCTTATCTTCCAAGGTGCTCTAGGACTTGAAACATTAAATCCACTTCGGCGGAGGATGCTGTGATCTGTTGCACCAACACCTGAAGTTTTTCTAGCACCACCCGTAGGGTCAGGACAAGCAACAATTCTTCTGTCTACTCCATACCTCCTCGTTACTTCCTCCGCAAAATCCCATGTCGTAGCACCTCCTGTCATGATTATTTCATCAAAGACATATAGCGTCTCGTCTTTCTTAACAGCACAAATACCAGACATCGGGTCTACGTTAAAGTCAACACCCAGCAACAGAGGCATCACATTTATATCTTCCGCAACTGTCGAAATATTGTCATCTCCAAAACTAATCGCCACCAACCCACTTAAATTCTCAAAACTAGCCTCAAATTCTTGCCTAAATGTTCTCGCATCTAATTGTGCTCTAGCCGCCTCAACTTCATCTTCTGGAACATTACCCCCTTCAATTGTCGTATAACACCACCTTTTCCATTCATCCGTAGGATCTTCTTTGCAATAACACCATAAATCATAAAACCAACTAGCCGTCCCATCAGGCGTACTAATAAATAACGCCCATCCCTGTTTATCAGCTAAAGCAGGTCTAATAACTTCAAACCATACCTCTGCATCCATAAATGCAGCCTCATCCAACACAACCCCCGACAAACTCCTCCCTCTCAATGCCATCGCATTCTCAGTTCCCTTCAACTCAATAGTTGACCCATTAATCAATTCCAACCTCAAATCAGTCTCATTCTTACTCTCAATCCATACCTTCGGCACTAACTTCTTCAACGCCTTCCACGCAATATCTTTCGCCATCCGATAAGTAGGAGCACAATAAAAAAATGTCTCCCCTGGTCGATCAATTGCTCCCTTCAACAGCTCAATACAACTTAAATAACTCTTCCCAAACCTCCTCCCAGCAACTAACACCCTAAACCTTCTTTCATCATTGAACACCTGCCCCTGTGCCCACCTTAAATTAATATCTAACCCCGATTGTGCGGTTTTAACTGTCATAACCTATTATCCTATACATAGTCATTAGATTCGTAATCGTG